GCTATACGCAGATCATCAAGAAGCGACTCCCGTCACTTCTTCTTGGCCGTGTAGTAGGTCGTTCTTCTTTCCTCGAGAAATCTAGGAAGAAGAAGTCCCATCGGCGTAGTATCGATGGCCCCACAGCTGTCTGGCAGGCTGTGTGGTCCGGTTTCGTTGCTAGTGGTATTTCTCAACAGCGTGGTTGTTGGGTGTTCCGGGAGTGGATTATCCGCTCCTCCCCTCGCGGCTCCGACTGGTTGTCCAAGGTTATCAAAGACCTTGTGGTGACCCTCCGTGACCTTGCGCTCACGGAGCGGGAAGTCGGTTATGCCGAAGGTGTACCCAAAACTCTGCAGAGATGGCTTCGGGGGCTGATCAGAGAATCGCCTCGCAGGGGGTTGGCGTTTACACGCTGTGCCCGTGCGTTGCCGAAACCCTGTCGGCCCGTCATCTCGCAGAGTCTCTTGAACCACGCTACCAACATCTCCCGTGAGTTCGTAGTTGCAGACCAAGTACAGTCTGCTCTCGAAGACTACGTAGTTGACCTCATGGGTGATGCGTTGAGAAAGAAACATACTTGGACATACTGTCCTTCGAGCAAGAACTCGGTGAAAGAGAGCCCTGGGTCTAAAGGTGGATACGATGAGTACCTCCGCAACCGGATAACGGCTGACTTGGACGGCGACATGATGAGGTCGCAGATGGAGGTCCGGGTCTTGGCTGCTTCCAACCGTATTCCTTCCTTCCCAGGGAAAGACTCTCTCTTGAACCGACTTCTCAGTAAGTGTCGAGCGGGGCCGTTTCAGGACGAACAGTACCCGGAAGTCTTGGCAGAGTATGGTACTCTGCTTGCGATGGAAGACTTCTGGTCGTCCTCGATAGGCCCTGGCCCTATGGTATCTCACGATGCCACTCCACTTGCTGAGCAAGGCTCGAAGGTCCGTGTGATTACCGTACCGCCCGGTGGTCTCTTTACTGCAGGGACATTGGCCCGTGAGCGCATCTTTCCTGTTGTTCGCAAGAAGGACCCTCGCGCGTCCGAGTTTTCTCGACGCGTGGAGGGTGCAACAGGTATGGTGCGTGGCTTCACGGGTTCCTTGCGTGGTGATCAGTGCTATCTTAGCGCTGATTTGACTAAGGCAACTGACGGTTTCGGACATGGTGCTATTAAGGCCGTCCTCCGCGGTCTTGGCAGGGCAGGCCTGAGCCCAGGCTACCTTGACCTTGCCTCCTACAGCCTTGGCGTAGGAGAGAGGAAGCACTATGTCCGGTATCGTCTTAGTTCCTTCACCAAGAGAGATACCGAGCGGTTGCTCAACATTCCAGGGTTGATAAGAGAAGGGACAGAATATGTTATTGTCCCGATGGAGCGTGGGTGCCTGATGGGGACACCATTGTCCTTTACGGTGCTCACTCTTATCAACGGCTGGTGCTGCCGGGTCCTCGGCCGCATGACCGTCATCTGCGGAGATGACGTCATGAGTGTGACCCGGCCACGGAATGTTGCTGACTACTCGAAGAGAGTAACTTCGGTAGGCAGTGGATTGCACGAGAGGAAATCCTTCTTTGGTACGAAGGGTTGGACATTTTGCGAGGCCTTCGGCCTCGTCGGCGCCGACGGCCGGTGTCGGTATTACAATCCTTATCCTCTCAAACAATTCATGCGTGACGGTAATGGGGTCATGGACAAGGGTGATTATTTCCCGCCGCAGTGGAAGGCACTGCGGCGGGTGGCCCGAGTCGTATGTAAGGGAGTGAGAGCGAAGGGACGACGTCTTGGGCGACCCCCGGAGCTTCCCGCGGCTCTGGGAGGTCTTGGCCATCCAAGCAAAGGGATGCGCGACATGCCTAAAGTCGTCCGCTCGCAACTTTACAGACTCGTCAATGACATTGACGAGATTGACCCTTCCAAGTATGCCAACAGGGTGGATGTGTTCTACTCTCCAGCCGACCCGCGGCTGTTTGAGAGCATACGGAGCGAGCTCGGCAGCGACTTTGCAGCCCAACCATGGGGCATTAAGCTGCTGGAACCTGCCGAGGGCACTTGCTTCGTAAGTAACCGAACGATTAGGCGACATGTGGTTACACAGTCGCATCAATTGTACTGGTCGTTCGGTGGAACATATCGGCCCTGTCGGCCAAAAGCAATGAAACCTGGGAAGTTGAAACTGCCCCCTCCTGGTCCTCGCCAGTTCTCGGTCCACACACCTTGGGCACTTGTGCTCGAGTGGTGGCGCGAGACGCAGGAGACGGAGGGCAAGTTCGTTCCCATCGATATAGCGTC